ATCAGTTAAGGATATTCCTCCACCAACGGCAGACTGTGCAACCCAAGAGAATGACCCATCGCCATCAGATGCTAATAGCTGACCAGACGTTCCGTCACCTGATACATTAAGCTGTGTCGCGCCAATGCCATTATCGGTTACATTAAGAGTTGCAGAGCCGCTAGTAGCACTACCTGACAGGGCAGTCCCAGCTACAACCGCAGTCAAATACGTTGATAGATCAGGCGGGGTGTAAGTGAACACACCGTTAGTGTTGTTATAAGTTAGACTTGTTGTGCCTGCTGCTGCGACTGTAGCAGAGAAGGAAGTAAGTTCAGTTTTAGTAGCAGAGTGAGTAGCAAGGTTATTAAACTCTACATCAAAGTCTGCACCTTTTACTTTCTTAGCCGCTGATCCCGGGGCTAAAGAATCTTTTGCTAAGAAGTCTGTAGTTTTTACATAATTAGACATTTATATTAATCTCCCTAGTAGAGCATGTATGTCGATTTTTTGAATTGAAAAAGGCTCAGAGGTAATATCTGCTTCAATGCCTATTGTAACTACAGAACCACTACCTGTAGTATTTAACTTAGGAGTTGTTATACTAATTCCTGACGAATATTCAGCATCCGTATTATACTCACTTACAGTAAACTCCGCAGGGGATGCCTCTTGATCTGCACTACCTACTAAAGCTTGTTTTTTAAAAGAAGTAGTATAATCATAACCCCAGTTTAAAGTTACTGGTGTAGTCGTGCTACCAATAATTGTTACATTAAAGGTTTTTAAAAACTTTAAATTAGCAGGGCTTTGAAAATCCAGCGGGTTACTGAAATAATCTAAACTATAAACATTACCATTATCTAAGTACCCAGAGTAATTAACAATCTCTTGATTCTTACCCATGTACACAGACCCATCAGCTAGTTGTGTTAAAGCAGTAGGAGTATTGGCTGACCAAGTAGTTATACGGTGAGCACCTGATTCATCTAAGGGGCCACGCATATCTACACAATATGTAATCCCTGTTTCTTTTAAAGCTAAAAGATAAAAGGCTTCATCTGCACTATATACAGAATCAATACTACCTGTAGAAGACGCTAGTTCAGAGGAAACATAACCAGTTAAATCATTACGAACATTTTTACTAATGTCTCGCAAGGGCATTGACTTTTCTTGAATAGTCCTGCCAAAGCTACGTATTCCTGTTTCTGACAAAAAGATAATATCATTACCTGTTTGTTGGATAGAGTCCCTAGAGATGCAGCCTACACCCTCTACAGTATCGTGTAGTTTAAACACAGGGCCAGCGACATTGATCATAGAAGCGCCTTCATATACAAGGATAGAACGCTTACCAAAGATAACTAGAAAACTATTATAAGCAGCTAAGCCGACAATCTCGTCAAAGCCTGTAGGCCATACTGATGTCAGGTCTAAAGAACCTGCACCTCCTGAGTGCCAGTTATCTACATCAAGTGTTTTACTGTAGTAAATTGTATATTTATTATCAGTAATGTCTGCGGCCCAGAGTCTACCAAAAGCGCCTAGTACTTCGTTAGCTGAAGGGCCGGTGTGAGAACTATCAGTCAACACTTCAAGAGTGGTGCTGCCTGCGTTAGACTTTAAAGGCTGATGTCCACGCTGGAAAAATAAAGCATTGTTATTAAAAGTAATTATTTTCCAGTTGTTTGCTGTAATAGTATAACCAGCAGGAAGAGTTACTTCTGAAAGCAATGTAGTGCCTGTAAATATTTTATTATTGCCAGCAGAAAAAACAGTAATACTTCCGTCTCTATCTACAAACTCGTGAATAGCTTCTATTTCACTGCTGCCTAAAACAGATGCTCCATTTGTAGAAATATTAACATAACCTTTTCGAGCGCCAATACGACCATACTGATCAATAACACAGTTGTTGGCAATAGAAGCGAATGACGGGTTAAGACCTATAGGAGAATCTTGAGTGTTTAAACCCAAGAAACCCGGTGCTGCTACTGTAATATTTTGTAAAGGCTGAGCCATTAGCAAGTAGTCCAAATAGTATCTTCAGGATGTTTAGCTGCGTCATAAGCGACAGCGTCAGCTAGTGTATTGTCTGCTATAGCAAACAACTCTGCGGAACTAACACCGCCCGTTTCTCCACGTTCTCTTGCAGCCATAGCGGTAGCAAGTTGAACAACTGCTGGCGAAGGTACAGTTAACTTATCGTTATTCTCTGTAAACGGCTGTGTTCTTTGTATCACATTAAATCGTATTTCGTACAACCCGTTAGGTTTAGGGTATAAGTCTATACCTGTGTCGCCGTTGTCATCTACTCCGTTAAAAGAATAATACTTCGGAGAACCTTTAGGTACTTCTGTATTTAAAAAGGCATTGTTAAACCAATGGGCTGTCTTGTAGTTTAAAAAATAATTAGACGTATCGTTAACAACATCTAAGATAGTTATATTATTTTTAGAATCTGTTAAGTTGTAGTGGAAAATATTGTCAGTTGTACTGACTGTTAAAGTGTTTCGTAAAGCAGACCAGTTCCAAGCATCTTCTACTTGAACTTTAGCATCATTAACAAACTCGCCAATAAGTTTTGAATAAGAATTATCAGAGACGTTTGTAACTTCGTCTTCTCTCAGTCTGCGTAAAACAGAATTAACAAGTTGTAAGTAAGTCATGGGTATTCCTATTATCCTATTGTACTAGGAGGTAGTGTGAAATCATTTGTAGTTCTCTCGAATAAATCTAATTCTTCGTAGGGGGTAATTGCTGTTTTAAATTTAAAAGGGCTTGTATCAAAGAGCGAATCTGTAGTTCTAGTAGGCGAAGGACGTGAAAGTAACATACTACCAGCACTGGCTAACATCCCACCCTGTTCTCCTAACACATTTGATTTAATTAGATCTTCTAAACCACTTAAGTCTGGATCACCTATATCAGGAAGTACTTCTCTAACAGCTTCATCAATAGCCTCTGCTACTTCTTTGATAGGTTGCAAAACTTCATCATCAACAGTACTACCTGTTTCTCTAATTACATCTTCTGTAGCACTACCTACTTCTCTAATTACATCTTCTACACCACCTAAGTCTGGCCCGTCTATATCAGGAAGTGCTTCTCTAACAGCTTCATCAATAGCGCTTGCTACATCGTTGATAGGTTGCAAGACTTCATCATCAATAGTACTACCTACTTCTCTAATTACATCTTCTGTAGCAGAACCTAACTCTCGAACTTCTTCAGGTATTAACTCTTTTACAGGTTGTAGAATATTATCGTCAAGAGAACTACCGATTGTTCTTACAACATTAAGAAGACCTCCTGCATGTTCTTCAACAAAATCACGCAAAGGTTCAAGAACATTAAGGCTTCCACCTTCTTTTATATATTCTACAAAGCCGTCTCTCAAAGCATCTTCAATGTCTCCACCAGAAGCAGCTACTTCAATAGATTTAATTAAACCAGATTGTACATCGTTAGCATTAATATTTAATTGACTAGCAATGGCTTCAGTACTTGTACCTATTGTTGCAAGACCTGCATTTAAAATATCTTGACCAAACAAAGCTGTAGCTGCTGATGCTAAATCTTTAGTACCCGCAGCATTAAGAAGACCAACAGATTGTGCGTAACTTAAAGAGCCTAAACCTCGGCCCGCAAGAGCCGCCGCTTCTGCAGCCTGACCTGCTGCTGCTGCTGCTGTCTCTGACAAGCCTGAAGCTAAGGCGTTTTGTGTAGCTTGAGCAGCAGTGTTAGCGGCTTCAGCGGCATCAACAGGTGCTACTAAATTGCCTGAAATTTGTAAACCGCTAGTTATAGCACTAGCATAATCCGCTGCATGTAAAGTCTCTCCCGTTGCTGCTCTCATAGCTGTATTAACTAAACCAACTGCTGGAACAAACGCACTTAGTATATTTACAAGAGGGTTATTAAAAGCACTTTCTCTAGGTTGTTTAATAGTACTATAAGTACCCGGCTGACCTAGTACTACCCACTCTTCGCCTTGACCTGCGTTACCATGTATTTGATTATTGGCATTCATATTACCGGGAGTAAAGTAATAAACAACACCGTCACGTTCTTGTGTTAAAGGTATTTCATTATTTATAACATACTCAGCAAGTTTTGTACCTTGTGCTTTATCTCCAACATCAGTAGGGCCAGCGAAACCCATTCTAGCAAAATCACCCGGATCATAGTTATTATAATTATAAACGGAATCTGTCTGTTCTCGTTGGGCTTGTGTTTGATTAAACGTATCTAAATAATTAGTAAAGGCTAAGTCAGGGTTTTCCCACTGTGCAGCCTCTCCATAATCTTGTTCTTTAACTGTACTTGAGAAGTAACGCTCATTAGAACGCTCTCCTGTACCTTGTATATATAAGCTAGTTTCTTGTCCTAATGTACCACTAGATACTAAACCAGCTGCTAGTTCTTGTTCTTTAGGTTCTGTAGATTGTGTAGGTGCGACAGACTGCTGAAATTGATCAGGTTGTTTAGATTGTTCACTAAGGAAAGGGTCTGAAGCTTGAGCAGTAAAAGGGCTAGACTCTATTGTACTTTCTTGAATTAAAGAAAGAGGGCCCTCAGCTAAACGCCGGGATTGTATATTGTTGTTTATACTTGTATTTAAAGAACGATTAGCTGCACCCATTATTTATCTCTCTGTACGCCTTTAGTTTTTTCAACAGTTCGCATAGCGCCTAGTCCTAACATGCCCATCAATACTGGCATCATTTCTGACAAAGCTACAAGGGGAATGACAATTGTAGAACTGGATAAAGCCAACGCAAAATTAGCCAACGGTATAATAATAAAGTTCCCTGCCATACCAGCCACACATACCCAGCCAACAGCTGGCCTCCAACCTGCGACAAACATATTCTTATGAGCAGCTTCAACCTTGTTAACTTCAAGCTGACCCTTAGCAAGTTCTTGAGCGTGACGTTCAGCCATCGTAGCCAATTCATAAGCGATGGCATTTTTCTTGTCTTTATCCTCTATAAATTTATCTAAAAGACCTGTTACTGGTTCTATTAAAGATGTCAATATACTCATATTATACACTATTTTTGTCTATTTGTCAAGAGGTTTTCCCAGTATTCTTTGAACAGTGGGTGATTCATATATCCTAATACCTAACCATATAATAGTAAATAAAGAAGCTGTTGGAGGTAGCCATGCAACTAATGCCATTAAAGTAGTTGAAGCCGCCATTATATCTATTGTATCCTTAGTTGCACTATCCATGAGTAAGACCTACAATTATGTTATATATACTATAAGTAGCTGCTATTAAACATACAATAGCTACTACCTGAACGCTATTCCAAAAGAATGCCTTGCGCTTCCTAGCCTGTAAATACACAGTACGTTCCCTTTGTTCTTTAATCTTGCGTCTGAGTGCCACCAGTTCTTTATAGCCCTCTGGGCCGTAGGTGTACATCAGCAGTTCTCTGAGTTCTGCTTCCTGTTGCTTGATCTTTTTTTCGTGCGCGTATATCTCCATTGCTTCCTG